GCCGCCGGCAGGGCGGCCGGGGAGCCGGGGGGCCGCTGGCAGGGCGGCCGACTAAGCCGCCGACTAAGCCGCCGACCAAGTTGTTAAGGTGTTAAGTGAACGCTTTACACTAAATTTTTCACTTGACATTTTTTGATTTTGTGGTACCATTACGTTTTGTGAACTTGGCATTCGCGGCGTTTTCTTTTCTCTTTCCGAGCTCCGGCCGCGCCGCCGGCCGCCGCCGCTATATAGCGCCCCCCGGCCACCACTTAACTACCGTAACCGCAACAACTTAGCCGTCGCACCGAGGAAAAACGTGAAGTATCCGCTTAACACCGATTGGCACGGTTTTTGCTACGCGGGCCGCGCGCCGGAGTCCGAGGCCGTCGAGCCGCGCGCCGGGGCGGACGCCGGCCTCTGTCACGGGGCCGAGGCCGTCGAGCCGCGCGCCGGCGCCGGGGCCGGGGCCGCCGGGCCGGCAGTGGCCGGAGCCGGGGCCGCCGGGGCAGGGGGCGGGAAGAATGTCTATAGAAATACTGGACAAGCCACCAAGGCCGGGGCCGGGGCCGGGGCCGGGGCCGGGGCCGGGGCCGGGGCCGGGGCCGGGGCCGGGGCCGGGGCCGGGGCCGGGGCCGGGGCCGGGGCCGGGGCCGGGGGCGGGGCCGGGGCCGGGGCCGGGGCCGGGGGCGGGGCCGGGGCCGGGGGCGGGGCCGGGGCCGCCGGCACGCCGCGCCGGCGCCGGCGCAGTGTTCAGCAGATAGTGTCAGCAGCTCGCCGCGCCGCGCTCGACGCCTCATCAGGCGTCCTACGAACGGCGCGCGAGGCCGGGGAGATCCCACTCAAGCTGGCGACGGTCGAGGCCGCGCGGACCGCCGCGCGCGAGGCCGCTGCTACTGTTCTCAGGGAGTCGGGGCGGTATGACGGCGAGGACGAGATCTCCGTTGAAGCCGAAGCCGTCGCCGATAGCGCGGTCAGGATGTACTACGCCGCCGCCGCGACGCGAGAGCGACGGCCGAGGCCGAAAAAGCCGCGAGAGCCGCAAAAGCCCCGGCCCGTGAGTAGCAGTAAGCCGACGGTTGTCGGGAAGCTAAAAAATCCGCTCGGAGCCGGGCGGAACCGAGATGACGATATACGTAACGAGATCAGCGGCGCGCCGCCGTCTGCAGTTCTCAGCGACACGCCGCCGCCGATCCGCTATTCGACGCAGCCGCCGCAATGCCGCCATTACGCAAAAACAACACATCGCCGATGCATGCGGGGCGCGATGGAAAACGGATACTGCTACTTCCACGGCGGAGCAGACTTCTCAGTAATCGCCGCCGACGATCGCGAGCACGACGGCAAGATAAAAGTAACGCACAGCGGAGGGATTGCAATGGACAATGCGCCGCGTCCGGGAGAAAAAGAAAGTATTTACTACAAGTACTTGACGCCGGAAGAGCAGCTAATCTACGCGAATATCAAGATCGGAAGTCTTGAAGATGAGATTCGAATAGTTAAGATCCAGCTACGGCGCGCAATAGAAAAACAAAAACTTTTTGAGCGCATTCGCGAGCTCATGAACGAAACAGTCGAAACCGAAGACGGCATCCGCACGCCAGAAGAAGTTGCGCAGCTTCTCGAGATCAGTGAATACTCGCGCGAAATAACGGACGGCGTCGACGGCCGAGGCGCAAGCATTTTGTCAGATGTTCGGAAGGTGATGCGCCGGAAAACCGATTATCTCGGCGAGATTAAAAAATTGACAAAACTTTTATCAGAGCTAGAAATGACGCACGTTTCACTAACCGCCACGTCGCCGCTACAGCGGGAAGAGGCCGTCCGGCAACTCGCCACGCAGCTTCGTGCGTTCTCCGACGCGGCCGCCGGCCTCTTCCCCGGCGGAAGCGCGCCGCCGGGCGCGAGTAGCGAGCCTATATCGGCAGGAAGCGCGCCGCCGGGCGCGAGTAGCGAGCCTATATCGGCAGAAGAAGCGGAAGCGGAAGCGGAAGACGAGGGGCGGGGGGCCGAGGGGCGGGGGGCCGATGGGCGGGGGGCCGATGGGCGGGGGGCCGATGATTGATAGGCGCGAACAGGCGGCCCGGGCGGAGCGCGGCCTCTTCCCCGGCGGGCCCGAGGCCGGCGGCCCGGGCGGAGCGCGGCCTCTTCCCCGGCGGGCCGGCGGGCCAGTGGCCCCGGCGGAGCGCGGCCTCTTCCCCGGCGGGGCGGCGGGCCAGTGGCCCCGGCGGGGCGGGCGGAGCGCGGCCTCTTCCCCGGCGGGCCGGCGGGCCAGTGGCCCCGGCGGAGCGCGGCCTCTTCCCCGGCGGGGCGGCAGCCGGCGGCCCGGCGGGGCGGCAGCCGGCGGCCCGGCGGCCCGGGCGGAGCGGCAGCCGGCGGCCCGGCGGGGCGGCAGCCGGCGGCGCGGGCGGAGCGCGGCCTCTTCCCCGGCGGCCCGGCGGGGCGGCAGCCGGCGGCCCGGGCGGAGCGCGGCCTCTTCCCCGGCGGCCCGGCGGGGCGGCAGCCGGCGGCCCGGCGGCCCGGCGGCCCGGCGGCCCGGCGGCCCGGGCGGAGCGCGGCCTCTTCCCCGGCGGCCCGGCGGGGCGGCAGCCGGCGGCCCGGCGGCCCGGCGGCCCGGGCGGAGCGCGGCCTCTTCCCCGGCGGGGCGCGGGACGGGCGGCGCGCAGCTCGACGCGCGGGACGGGCGGCGCGGAGCTCGGCCCTCGGGGCGGGCGGTGGGGCGGGCGGTGGGGCGGGCGGTGGGGCGGGCGGTGGGGCGGGCGGCGACGGCCACCCTCTACCAGCTCCGGCGGGGCGCTTGCGGGGATGGCCACCGGGCCGGGGGCCAAGTTTTTTCAACCTATAGTCCAACATTAAAAAACTTTAATGAGAATTAAGCGAAAAACCACGGGCCTTGCGCCGGGAGCCGCGACAAATGTGTTACCAGCGCGATGGACGCCACTCCGTCCCCATCCGGAGCAAGCGCGGTACATCCAAAGCCGCGCGCGCTTCAACGTCAACAGCTCCGGCCGCCGCTCCGGCAAAACGGAGCTCGCGAAGCGGAAGATTGTTTGGCGCGCTCTCAACGCACATCGTCGCGATCTTCCTGGTCTTTACATTCCGCACCAAACGTCTTCGTTCTTTATCGCCGCGCCGACTTTTCATCAGGTTCGTCGAATCTATTGGGAAGATATCAAATCCATGATCCCGACATGGGCATTCTACGGCGCGCCGAATGCCACGACGCTAACGATTCGCCTTGTCAACGGCGCAATGATCCAGATGCTCGGCATGGACGAGCCGGCGCGCATCGAAGGCTCGCCATGGGACGGCGGCGTTCTCGACGAATACGGCAACATGAAGCCCGTCGTTTGGCCGCAGCATATCCGGCCGGCCCTGTCGGACCGGCGCGGTTGGTGCGATTTTATCGGCGTCCCCGAGGGGCGCAACCATTATTACGATCTTTGGAAGTCGGCGAAAGCAACCGAAGCCGAAGCGGCCGCCGCCGGCAAGCCGTCGCAATGGGCCACGTTCCATTGGAACAGCGAAGACATTCTTGATCCGGAAGAAATCGAAGCCGCGAAAAAAGATCTTGACGAAGCGACATACTTGCAAGAATACTGCGGGTCGTTTGTAAATTTCTCGGGCCGCGCTTACTATTCCTTCGACGAGAATATCCATTGCGCGCCGCTATCGTACAATCCGAAAGCGCCGCTCATTATTTGCTTCGACTTCAACGTCGATCCTGGAGTCGCGGCTATTTGCCAAGAGCAGCGCCTACCAAACGGCCTTGAAGGTACAGGGGTTATTGGCGAAGTATACATTCCCCGCAACTCTAACACGCTGCTAGTCCTCAACAAAATCGTTAACGACTGGCACAAGCACGAAGGCTTCTTTGTGCTGTACGGCGATTCAACCGGGGGTTCGCGCGGATCGGCTAAGGTGCAGGGATCCGATTGGATTTTGATCTTGCAGCGGATGCGGCAAGAGTTCGGCGGAGACCGCGTTATGCTCCGCGTTCCGTCGTTCAATCCCCGTGAGCGGGATCGCGTAAACGCCGTCAATTCTCGCCTCAAGTCAATGACGGGCGAGGTACGAATGATGGTCGATCCACACAAGGCGCCGAATGTCGTCAAAGACTTCGAAGGCGTTACGGTGCTTGAGGGCGGCTGCGGAGAGATTGACAAGCGCGCCGACGCGCGGCTAACACACATCAGCGACGCTATCGGCTACTACATCGTTCATGAGTTCCCGATCAAACGGCGTTACGGGCCGTCGGGGCAAAAATACTGGAAGTAACGGAGCACGAAATGGCAAAGATCAAGACCGCTACCGGAAAAATGCAGCTCAAGGATCTGCGGAAGACGCATCCAAACTATGCTGATATGATCGCTGAATGGAACTTGTGCATATCGAGCTACGACGGCATTCGTTCGTTGATTGAAATCGGCGCGATCAACCGGCATGAGCGCGAGTCGCTCGACAACTACACGCGTCGTCTGTCGGAGCTTTTCTCTTTCGGCTACTCGCGCTCCGTTGTCGATCTGTTCAACTTTTACTTGTTTAAGAAGCCGTTCACTGTTACGGTTCCCGAGAAGCTCGCGTCGAACATATCGTGGTACCGGTTCATTGACGACTGCAACCTATTCGGCGATTCGCTCGACTCGTATCTTGCAGACCAAGGGCGGTATGCTTCGATTTACGGACACGTCGGTTTCCTTGTGGACAAGCCGATGGCGACGGTCGAGAACATCGAGCAAGAGATTGCGCGCGGGATTTACCCTTACATTTCAGCGTACCATCCCCCCGCGATCCTAGACTGGCAATACGCCGCCGACGATACCGGCCGGCCGCAACTTGTTTACTTGAAGCTTCGCGACGACGATGGCAACTACCGGCTTTGGTGGCGCGATCTGTTTCAGGTATGGGCCGAGAAAGAAGACGACGATGGCGGGGGCAAGCGGACGTCCGATTCGAAGGATGACGCCGTGCTCCTTGCGGAGGGGCCGAATCCGCTCGGAGTGATCCCGTTCGTTTTCCTTATCAACACTAAATCGCGAGCCTATCCTATCGGTATCAGCGATATCAGCGAGATCGCGCGCATTGACTTATCGATCGTGCGCGATTTCTCGCAGATCGGCGAGATCACAAACTATGCGGCGTTCCCCATGATGCGGAAGCCGTTTGTTGAAGTCTCCGTCGGAAGCCAAGGGACGGTAAACACGGATCAGCAAGACGACGCGGGGCCGGGAGCGATCCTTGAATTCGATCCGCAGCATCCGGAATCGAAGCCGGACTGGCTGGCGGCCGAGGTCGCCGAGCCGGTCAATGCGATCCTCGCCACTGTCACGCGCAAGGTCGCGGAGATTTACCGAGCGGCCAACTCCGGCGGCTTGACGGCCACCGAGGGATCGACAGACGCGAAGTCAGGCGTCGCGTTGACGGCCGAGTTCCAATTGCTGAACGCGAAGCTTGTCCGCAAGGCGGCCGAGATCGAACGCTGTATGCGCGAGATTGTCCGGCATTGGTTGCGGTGGATCGGTATGGCCGAGCTCTTTGACGAGGTTGTTGTTGAGGCGCCGCGCTCTTACGACGTTCCCAACTTGGCGCAAGATCTCGCGAATGCGTTGACGGCGAAGACCGTTGTGCGCTCGCAGATTTTCCGGCAGGAGGTCGAGAAGGGCGTTGCGCGGCAGGTACTGCCGAATGCTGACGATGAGACGATGGCCGAGATCGACGCCGAGATTGAGGCCGAGCCGAAGCCGACGGGGGCCGAGCTATTCTTGGGCAAGGCCGCGCGGCCCATCGGGGCCGTCAAGGAAGAGGAAAAGGAAAATGAAGAAGAACAGTAAGCCGCGAGCCGCGCGCCGGCCGCGAGCCGCGCGCCGGCCGCGCGACTATTACGACGATGATCTTGGGCCGGCCTATTTTTTCGACGATCACTTTTTTCCGATGCCGCATAAGCACTGTACCGATCCAGACTGTCAATGCTGCCGCGCGATTAGGATTATCGGCAAGGTATAAAACCGTTGGCTAAGAAGAAACAGAAAGTCACAACGGCCGATGTCGTTAGCACGGCCGCCGCGAGCAATGAATATCTTGTCGCGTTAACGGAGCGCGCGAAGCGGCTATTGTCGCAAGCGATCGCGCGTCTTGAGCGCGAGATCTTGCGGCTGGTGGATACACTGATCAGCGAAGAGGGCCGGCTTGTCTCGACGCGAACGGCGCTCAAGCAGGCGCAGAAAGTCCACGCGCGGCTAACGACGCTCTTCGAGCAAGAGTACGGCGAAGCGTATAAGTCCGTCGTCGCGGAGATGGCCGGCGGCGTCAAAGATCTTGTGGCCGAGTCGTATCGATCGCTGGGGGCCGCCGCGAAGTTTACCGATGTTGATCGGGAAATGATCAAGGCACTGCAACGCTCCGCTTGGGCACAGTTCGAGATGTACGGGAACCAAGCGCAAGAGCGGATCGCGAAGGCGATGTACGAGCAAATGTTTTCGAGGGCCTCTTATACCGAGCTCGAAAACATTGTGCGCGGGATCGTTCGCGGCCACGAGGACGCGCGCGGGGTTCCCATGGAAGCGCACGCGCGGCAGATCTCAACCGACGCCATTATGAATTTTCACTCAGAATTGACAATCACAAAGGGAGAGGACGCCGGCCTAAGCACTTTCTTGTATTACGGCGATATTATTCTCACGTCGCGCGAGTTCTGCATCGAGCGCGCCGGCTATACCTTCGATCGCGAAACAATCGAGTCGTGGAACGATCTCGACTGGAAAGGCAAAGCGGGGCCGCCGCTCATATATCGCGGCGGCTACAATTGCCGGCATAGCTGGATTCTTATTGAGGACGAATGGATGGCCGGCGAGTCGCGGGCCGAGATCCAAGACGCCTTCGCCGAGCGCGGCCTTGCCTATCCACACGAGCGCGAAAAATAATCATTTTTAGACTTGAAAAATATAGAATTTTGTGGTATAATTCAACTTTATGTTAGAAGTTATTGTAAAGAGAAACGCTACGGAGGACGCGTATGATCTGATTCTGTCGGTAAGCTCGGCCGGACGGCCACAAGTTTTGTCTCGGATGGGACGGTTGGTTTTTTGTTTGACGGAGGCGGACGCCTAAAATGGCATACAAGCTCAAGCTATCGGACGATGGCAAACCCGTCGTTGCGGACGGTCTCCCTGTTTTTGTTGATGACAACGGCGCCGATGTGGCGTTCAATCCCAACACGTTGCACGCAAAGATTCTCTCGCTCAACAGCGAAAGCAAAGCGCGACGTGAAAAGATCGAATCGCTACAAGAGCGCGTCGCGGCGCTCGACGGGATCGAAGACGTCGCGGCTTTTCGCGCGGAGGCGGAAAAAGCGATCGATATGGTCAAGACACTCGGGGCTAAGGACAAGGAAGCCGCCGAGAAGCTCAAGGCCGAGATCGCGGCCGCCTATGAAGCAAAAGAGAAGTCGATTCGTACCGATTTTTCGCAGCGCGAGAAGGACATCACGGGAAAGTACGAGCGCGAAAGAAACAAGGTCCGCAAGCTTGCGTTGACGGCGCATTTTGCGTCGCATCCGCTGTTTGCGGGGCCGGAGCCGAAGACGATTCTGCCGCCGGACATTGCCGAAACATACTTCGGCAAGCACTTCGAGGTAACGGAATCGGCCACCGGCGATCCGGTCGTCCTCGCGAAAAATGCGAGCGGCGATTTGATTTACTCGCGTGTTCGTCCGGGAGAGCCGGCCGACTTTCGAGAAGCGATGGATATCCTTTTCGAAACTTATCCAGGGCGCGATAAACTGATCCGGCCGGTTGGTGCCGGATCGGGAAGCGGCGGCGGAAGCGGAGCCGCCGGCGTCGTGAAGACGCCGATCGATCGTCTTGAGAAGGAACTGGCCGAATGCAAGGATCCAGCGCGGCGGGTTTTGCTCAAGTTCCGAATAAATGAGCTTCGGAAACAACGAAAATAATCAGAGGAAAAAATGACAACCGCGACTACTTGGAATTTGCCGAATTTTACGGGCGAGCTTTACTTGATCGGCGCTAACCAGACGCCGTTTCTCAACATCATCGGCGGCCTTGAGGGCGGCAACGTCCGCACTGTCGGCGCGTTCGATTTCCCGACGGCGCAGCCGTGGGCGCTTGCTGGCGCGGCGCAGCCGAATATTTCCGAAAACGATTCGGCCACGGCGCCGGCCGCGCATGTCTACACGCGCGAGCAGAAAATGAATTGCGTGCAGATTTTCCAGAAATCTGTTGACGTTACGTATGCAAAGCAGTCGGCCACGGGCGCCGTTCTTGTGAACGCCGCGTTGCAGGCTGGCTACGAAAACGTCGATGTCACGGAAAGGCAGCCGGTCCAGGATGAGAAATCGTTTCAGATCGCCGCCGTCCTTCGTCAGATTGCCGTTGACGTTGAGCATACGTTTTTGAACGGTGTTTATCAGACTCCGGCCAGCGCAGCTCAGGCGCATCGTAGTCGCGGTATTCTTACGTTGCTCGATAGCACTGCGAGCGAGGTCAAAGCCGGAAGCACCTATTTGGATCGTCCGCTGCTGAACAAGCTTCTTCGCCAGATGGCGGCCGCCGGCGCCGAGTTCCGTAATCCGGTTCTCTTCTGCAATGCGTTTCAGAAGCAAAAGCTCAGCGAGATCTTCGGCTACGCTCCGGAGGATAGGACCGTTGGCGGCGTCGCAGTCAGCGAGATCTATACCGACTTCGCGAAGCTCGCGGTTGTTTGGGCGCCTTATGTCCCGACGACGAAGCTCTTGATTGCCGACGTGGACGTTTGCCGGCCGGTCTTCCTTCCGGTTCCGGGGAAGGGCGTTCTCTTCTATGAGGA